AGTTTGGCCTACGCATTCTGAGATACAGAAAGCAAGAGAGTCAGTTTGAGCAACTCATCAAGCTGTTTATGCTGGATATTGGCGCACAGCGTATCAGCCAAATAAGCAACACAACACGCAAGGCCATCATCTCAATCATTGTCGCGGGGGAAAAAGAAGGTTTAGGTGTGACAGTGATAGGGCGAGATATTTTTGAGCGTATGCGTGGTTCGTTCAGTCGTATTCGTTCGGCCACTATTGCAAGAACAGAAACCCACACGGCGGCAAGTTATGCCAACCATCAGGTCAACGCCAGCCTTAACATACCTGATCAAGTAAAACGCTGGGTATCCGTTGCTGATGATCGCACCCGATCATTTCACGCTCAAATGAACGGCACTGAAGTCCCGCTTGATGAGGATTTTACGGTTCCCTACAAGGGTCTAGAATACCGGATGGGTTACACTGGCGACCCAAGAGGCGGCGCACACAACACAATCAACTGCCGGTGCGTAACGCTTTATGTGTCGCCAGAGGATGAGGTGGTTGATTAAGAAAACAACAGATGTTGTATCTGTTGGTATCTGAGTGTATTGTATGGTTGTTCAGAGGTGAGTAATGCCGATACCGAAACCAACATCGGGTGAGAGCGAAAAAGATTTCATGGGCCGATGCATGGACAATGATACCATGCAAGCTGAGTATCCAACAAACGACCAACGGGTAGCAGTTTGTCTCAGCGCATACCGTGACGGGAGCAAAGGGGATACTGACATGGATACAGAATATCAAGACGACATTGATGAAGAGGTTAAGTTCGTTGAGAGCGGCACCTTGGATTGCCAAGCTGATTTTGACTTAAAGGCATATGAGGATGATGAGGATGATGATGCCAAGGGAATGTTCTCTGGCTATGCATCAGTTTTTGGCAACAAGGACTTGGGCAATGACGTTGTAGTCAACGGCGCGTTTGCCAAATCTGTTCGAGCTAAAGGTGCGCGGAAAATCAAGATGCTTTTCCAGCATGACACCAAAGAGCCTATCGGCGTTTACACAAAAATCAAAGAAGATGCCAACGGCCTGTATGTTGAGGGACAACTCGCCATGCAGACGCAAAAGGGCCGCGAGGTATATGAGCTAATGAAGATGGGGGCTATTGACGGCCTCTCCGTTGGCTACAGAGTAGATGCAAAGGGCTACAGCTATGATGATAGGGGTAAGAAGCGTTACCTCAAGCAAGTAGACCTAATGGAAATTTCCGCTGTTACTTTCCCGATGAACCCTCGCGCAAGGGTTGCTTCGGTCAAGGCGGCGGAGAGAAGTGTCCGTGATTGGGAGGCGTTCCTTCGGGATGAAGGCGGTCTTTCTAGGAGCGAGGCAAAAGTGGCGGCCAATGTCGTTGCCAAAGCTTTAGACCAGCGTGAGGTTGGCGATGAGCAAGACACCGCACTGCTATCCAGCATTGCAAACCTAACCAACATCCTGAAATCCGATAAGGAGGCTACTGATGTCTGATGATATCAAGCAAGCCATTGACTCATTTGCGGTTGCGTTTGAAGAGTTCAAAAGCACCAACAATGAGCGTTTGGCTGAAATCGAGAAGAAGGGTGAGGCTGATCCGCTGGTTGATGAAAAGCTCAAGAATATTGAAGCTGACCTTGATCGTTTTGAGGACATCAATCAAAAGCTCACTCTCGCTCAACAGGAGCAAAAGCAATTCGGCGAAAAGCTGGAAAACTTTGAAACTCTCCTGAAACGCCCTGAAGCTGCCGTTGAGAGCAAATCCATTGATGAAAAAATGGATGCTTTTGATAAGTGGTTACGCAAGGGTGAAAAGGACATGGAGGCCCACGAGGTTAAGTCACTGAGTGTAAGTGATGATAGCCAAGCTGGTTTTCTTGCCCCGCCTGAGTATGTCGCTGAACTGATCAAGACCATCACGGAAATTTCCCCGATGCGTCAGATTGCAAGGGTTCGTCAGACAAACCAGAAGTCAATCCAGATGCCATCTCGTACAGCAACCTTCTCTGCCGCTTGGGTAGCAGAGCAAGGGACTCGTTCTGAGACCACCGGCTACACCACGCAACTGGAAGAAATCCCAACCCATGAGCAATATGCGCTGGTTGATATTTCCTCTCAGATGCTTGAGGATTCGGTGTTCAATCTTGAGAGCGAGATGCAAGAAGAGTTTGCAACACAGTTCGCCAAGAACGAAGGCAATGCTTTCGTCGCTGGTGATTCCGTGGGCAAGCCTGAAGGCATTACTGTCAACAGTGACGTCGGCACGACTAACTCTGGTAGTGGCACTTTGCTCACAGGTGATGGCCTGATTGACCTCGTACATGATGTCAAGAGTGACTACACCCGTGGCGCGACGTTTGTGTTCAACCGTACGTCGTTGGCGGCTATCCGCAAGTTGAAGGACACTGCTGGTCAGTATGTGTTCCAAGCTGGCATGATGCTGACTGCTGGTGTGCCAAATACAATCCTTGGCTTCCCGTATGTTGAGATGCCCGATATGCCTGATGTGGCTGGTTCTGCCAAGCCCGTGGCATTCGGTGATTTCAGCCGTGGCTACATGATTGTAGACCGTGTTGCCCTGTCTGTCCTGCGTGATCCATTCACACAGGCAACGTCAGGCAACGTACGGTATGTCGCTCGTTCCAGAGTTGGAGGTCAGGTTGTACTGGCTGAAGCTCTGCGTACTCAAACCATCAGCGCGTAAGGGAGGGATGATATGAAAGACCTTTCAAACTCCATCTCCACCGCTCTGTCCCACAAGTCCGCTGTGACCACAGCCGCTTCAAATGGTACAGGTGTTGACCTTCAGGGTTATGAAGGCGCAACAGTTCTTGTCACCATTGGCGCGGAAGGGGATACCCTATCTGGTTCAGTTTACTTTGAAATCGGGCTAGAGCATTCTGATGATAATTCAACCTTTACTGATGCGGCTCAAGCAGACATCGTTGACGGCACTATCGCCGCTGATGGCGTTTTCTTGAAAATCGACGGGACAGGCACCGCTGGCACAGGCGGCAACCCTGACTCGACGGGCGCAACTTATCGGGTTGGTTATCGCGGTGGAAAGCGGTACATCCGCACCACTATTGCCAAGACAGGCTCACACTCTAACGGTACACCGCTGGGAACAACGGTTATCAAGAGTCACGCTCGTCACACTGGCAATAATGCGTTCACACCGCATAACGCCTAAAAATATGGGGGCAGGGGCAACCTTGCCCCCTTTTTCTGGAGGGGTTGATGAAAGTTATCATGACGCAAACAGCCGCCGGTTCATCCAACCAATACGGCAGTGAGACACGCATATATCAGGAAGGTGAGGAGATAATCCTTGATGCGCCTTGGAAAGAGGCGTTGGCGAAAAACTTTGTTTCATCTGGCCTTGCTAGAGAGGTCAAAGTAACAGGCCCAACAGAAACCAAAGCAAAGTCCAAGAAAAGGGCGAGAAACCAAGATGGGACGCTAAAGGGCGATGACCCAAGCACTCCAGATGTAAATGAGGCTTGGGAAGATGACAGCCGGAAACTATAGTCTCACAGTTGAACAGGGTTCCACTCTCAGCCTTGTTATCACCTACAAAGATTCAGCCGGAAGCGCGATTAACCTGACTGGTTACACGGCTCGTATGGCATTGCGGTCAGACATTGAAGATAGCTCTGCCGTGCTTACCCTTACAACAGAGAACGGACGCATAGCCTTAGGGGGCGGTGCTGGCACTGTGACCTTGACAGTCTCTGCCTCAGATACTGCCGCTCTGACGGCTGGCAACGGGGTTTATGATCTGGAGCTTATATCGTCGGGCGGTGTTGTTACCCGTCTGATTGAGGGAAGCTACAGCATTGTCAGAGAGGTCACCAGATGAATGAGGTAACCGTTACAGGTACGACTAACAGCATAGCCGTTGAAAAGGGCAATGTTGTTGAGGTGGCGCAGACATCAAACTCTGTAACGATAGCTGATGGAAACAGCGTAACCGTCCAGCAAACTACCAACACGGCATCCATCCAAAACATAGAGAACAACGTGGAGGTGCTATCTACCGCTATAGAAGTAGTCTCAGTCGGCACACAAGGCCCACAGGGGCCGTCTGGCACAAGCTCCATAGGGGGCAAGGACGTCCCAACATCAGCACCGTCTGACGGCGATTTCATAGTGTTTAGCAATTCTAGTGATGAATGGGTTTATACTCAGGAAATTGACGCGGGGACATACTGATGGCGAACACAATTAAGATAAAACGGAACACCTCAGACTCAGATGCGCCAACTACTT